ATGGGAAGAACTTCAACGGCCAGTGGTTGCGCGGCGTGTCACTCGCGATCTTCTGGACGCAGATCGCACTCGACGAAGCGCGAGCGGGCGGCTACCACGGCCCAGCGCAGGTGATCCCGCTCGGTGTCGACCTCGACACCTACAAGCCGCTCGACAAGACCGAGACGCGCAAGACGCACGGTGGCGCATTGGCGCTGAGTGCTGTGCTCGGCAACCCGGATAACTTCATCGTCGGCAACGTGAACCGCAACCAGCCGCGCAAGCGTTGGGATCTGACGATTAAGTACTTCGCCAAGTGGATCGAGGACAACAACATCGACAACGCGTGGCTCTACATGCACTCAGCGCCGACGGGCGACATGAGTGTCAATGTCATTGACCTCGCGCGCTACTACAACTGCCTTGACCGCACGCTCTATATCGAGCCGCCCGTCTTCACCGGACTCACCGAAGAGGAGATGTGCAAGACATACAACTGCTTCGACGTCTTAATCAGCACGACGCAGGGTGAGGGGATGGGGCTGCCGGCGCTGGAGGCGATGGCGTGCGGCGTGCCGTGTATCCTACCCGACTGGTCGGCGTTTGGTGATTGGGCGCGAGATGCAGCGGTACTTGTGCCCTGTACCTCGACGCGCGTGGACTTTCCTTACGTGAACGTGATCGGCGGCGTACCGGATGAGGAGGAGTTCATCGCAGAACTCGATAGGGTCTATCACGACAACAATTACAGAATGCACCTCGCATCAGGTGGTTCACGCCGCGTGCATGAGGATCGGTTCCGCTGGGCGACGATTGGACAGGGTTACATGGCGGCCATTGACAACGTGCTTGCAGAGGTCGAGGCGAAGCAAGGCGATAAAGTCAATGCTGAACTTCTTGAGAAGGAACACGAAGAGATGCAGCAACGCCTCGTCGAGCGTCGGATGAAGATCATGAGCGGTGAGGTGCAGGCGTGAAGACTGCCATACAGGGCGTCAACGAGATGCTGGCGAAGGTCAAGGCCATCGCCAACTCGTTCCCGGACCGTGTCGGCGCAGCACTCTACCAAGAGGCGCAGGTCGAGATGACCGAGGCGAAGCGCCGATGCCCCGTGGATACCGGCAAGTTGCGCGCCAGTGGACAGGTCTCGAAGCCTGAGCGCGAAGGTCGGCGCATCTCGGTGACGCTTTCGTTCGGTGGCGCGGCAGCGGACTATGCGATCTATGTGCATGAGAACCTTGAAGCGAACCACGCCAGCCCGCCGTTCGGTGGTGGACAGGCGAAGTTCCTTGAGAGTGTGCTCAATGAGTCACAACCCTACATGGCAGCGCGTCTGGCACGTCGTCTTGATTTGAACAAGAGCAAGGAGGAGGTTGAGTAATGCCCTTCCTCGATGAGATTAAAGATCGCCTCGTTGCGCAGGGCGTCGGAGTCTTCGGCTCGAACATCTTCCTCGGCTCGAAGGCGGTGATTCCTCCAGGGCCAGGGCCGTATCTGACGCTTATTGAAACCGGCGGTATGGCGCCGACGCGCGTGCAGAATAAGGCGAGCGCAAACACACAACGCCCGACGGCACAAGTTGCTGTGCGCGGGATCAGCTATACGACGACGCGTTCGATGTTGAAGGCTGCCTATGATGCACTTGACGGCATCTTCAACACGACACTGAGCGGGACGTTCTACCACAAGGTGACAGCACGGCAAGAACCGACAGACATCGGGCAAGACGCAGATGGGCGTCCGACAATTGTCTTCAACATCGAAGCAGAAAAATTGCCATCATGACTTACACTTACGCAGTATTAGCTATTTCACAAGCAGCCTATGACGAGATAGCTAAGAAGTTGAGAGACGCACGTTATGACCATGCATTCGGTACACATGATGACGAAGGTAGGCGAACCGAAGTGATCGACATGCATGGAATAGGAATAGTAGCAGAGAAGATACCTTCGTAAATAGAAGCAGCAGCATTCCAGAGGTCGCGCCAATAACGGCGCACCTCATCTCTTATATCAGAGAGGAATCGCATGGCCATCAGTGCACACGGAACAGTCGTCGCAAGGGCGCCAGTCGCCACACCTACGGTCTTTACCAACATTGCCGAGATGGGCGATGTCACGCCGCCAGAACTCAGCCGCAAGGAGTTCGACGCGACGACACAGACGCTGAACATCGACACCTACGTGGTCGGCGTGCTGCGCCGCTCGGGCTTCACGATGAAGCTCAACGCCCTGCAGACCGACGCCTCGCAGGACCACCTGACGGGTCTCCTCAAGGCGATGATCACTGAGCCGCCACCGGTGGATGGCTACCGCATCTCGTTCCCAGACGGCCTCGTTTGGGTGATGAGCGGTCAGGTGTCGATGTTTAAGAACCTGTCGCCGGTAGACGGGTTGATGTCTGTTGAAGTCACCATCCGTCCGACGGGTAAGATGGTGATCGGCGGCATCGTCGTCGGGTAATTTTTAGGGTGGCCCTAGCACGTCGTCACTGGGGGAACATGAAGCTAGGATACGTTCCCTCTTTTATAGGAGCAGTAGCATGATGACGGTCAAGCACATCGAACCAGACGGCACCGAGCACGTCTTTCAAGTTGAATCGCTCAGCCGATTGCCGGACGGCGAACTCGTCTTCAATACGCTCAAGCGCATCTCGTCCGGCCGGATCTATGTCATGGACATGGGCAAGACGGTCGCCACCTACGATTTCACCAAGCAGAAGGAGCAGCGATGACTGAAGCAGTACAGACACAGATCGACTCGATGGAAGAGATCCTCGCTTCGGATGATGTCGAGTTCGCGACCATCGAGGGTTTTACCAAGAACAAGCCATTTCGCATCGGCTCGCTTTCTGCTGGAGACTTGATCGAATGGAGCGAAGCCAACGAGGGAGAGGCAAAGCGCACGGCAGGCTTGCGCCTCATCTGCAAGAGCCTCGTCGATACTGGCGGCAAGCGCTTCGCATCTGACCCAAAGAACATCGCCGTCTTCCGGCTGAAGTCGCACAAAGTAACCGAGCGCATCGTCAAGGAGATCCTGAAGCTGAACGGGATGGTCGTCAAGGATGCGGAGAAGGCAAAAAACGACTGAGGCGAAGCCCACGTCGTCGCCTCGCGTATCGGTTGGAATTGAGAGGCATTCAGGTACGCGAGCTGACGGCGAAGCAATTCATCGGGTGGGAGCACTTCGCCGAGATCGAGCCATTCACACTAGATATAGAGTTGCGCGCTGACATCCGCGCTGCACAGATCGCGCAAGTGATCGCGAACGTCAATCGAGGCAAAGGGCAGAAAGCGTATACGATCAAGGACTTCCTCGTCCAGTTCGACGGAGAAGCACAGCAACCAGAGCGCAAGAAGACGTGGCAAGAGATGCAGCAAATAGCCTACATGATCGCCTCGGCATATAACGCGCCTGGAGTGACGAGCTGATGGAGATCGGAACACTCACTGGCGAGATTACTCTTGAAGACACCCTCTCGTCTGGCCTTGAGATGGCGAACGAGAAGGTTAAAGAGTTCGCTGAGAGCTTCGAGGGGATGGCTGGCGCGGTCATCGCTGGGTCAGCGCTCATTGCGACAGCGATCATCGGCGTCGGTGCCACGGTCTTTGGCCTCGCCGAGCATGCGGCGAAAGCAGGTGAAGAAGTCGAGGCATTCAGCCTGAAGACGGGTATTGCGGTCGAGAACGTCGGACCGCTGAAGTTCGCCGTCGATGCTGCTGGCGGAAGTCTCGATCAGCTGAACTCTACGCTCATGCGCATGACGATGAAGGAGGCGGCCGATTCTAGCGGGAAGTTCTCTAGTGCGCTGAAAGACCTCGGCATCAACGCAGACGCGTTCGGAAGGATGGACGCCGAGCAGAAGATTCTGGCCCTCGGCGAGGGGTTCAGGAAGGGTGCTGAGAACGGCACGAACATGGCCGACGCGATGGCGCTGATGGGACGCGGCGGCGCGAACATGATCCCGACGCTAGAGAAACTCACGCCCGAGCTGATGGCCATCGCGCAACAGACGGCCATCATCTGGACGCCCGAGAGCATTGAGGCGGCGAAGCAGTTCAGCGTCGCGACGAACATCGTGCATCAGTCACTCGCGAATATCACAACACGCGTCGGTGCTGAACTTCTCCCCGCAATGTCTGCACTCGCTGACGCGCTTGCAAAAGACCCGGCATTCCTCAATGCCGTGACGACTGGCGTCGACCTCTTGGCGCACGGCCTTGGCTACGCCGTCGAAGCCGCGGGTTACCTTGTGACCGGGTTCATCTCGCTCGGCGCCGGCTTAGTGAACATCTACGGCATGCTACTCGAAGGCTCAGTAAAATTTGATCAGTTCTTCCTCACCATCGTCACCGGGCTCGGCAAGATTCCCGGCATGGGTGATAAGATGAAGGGCTCTATCGAAGGGCTGACGCTTACGATTGCCGAGAACCAAGCAAAGGTCGACGGCGCGAACAGGACCTATACCTCGATGGTGAACGTCGGTGGCGCGGTCTACGATACGACGCAGCACCTGGGTCAGGGACTGCTTGACGTCGGCACGGCAAGTGACCATGCGACAGAGAGCGTCGGGAAGAACACAAAAGGATTAGCTGAGAACAGCAAGCAGGCTGCCGCCGCCGCCGCTGCACAGAAAGCCTACTGGGATGCCGTCCTGGGCATCTACGATGGACTCGCCGGAGAAACGAAAAAGCTCTACGAACAGAACGACGCACTTAACCTTATTATCGACTCTGGTGAGACGAATACTGAGGTCGTCAAGCGCACCATCGACATGATGGATAAGTACGTGAAGGCTGGCGGCGTGCTGACCGACGTGCAGAAGAACTGGTACGACAGCAACAAGACGATCAGCGGGTCGCTCGACAACGTTGGCATGCACCTGACGCAAGTTGGCGTACTCGTGCCAGAGAACACCGAGCACATCCAGGAGATGACCGCCGAGTTCATGAATGCGGCGAGTGGCGAAGATGTTCTGACGGCCAGTGCGCTGGAGACCTCGAATGCGCTGACGAGCACGAGCGACGTGACGGATAACTTTCGCTTGTCGCTCGTAAAGCTTCAGCCAGACATGAAGGGCATGAATCAGGGTTTCGTGGATGCCGCGCTGAACGCCGGGAACTTCGCCGATGAACTTGGCGGTGATTTGACGCAAGCACTCAACGCGATGCCGAACCTGCTCGTGAAGGCCTTCACTGGCGGCGGTGGACTCTCGGGGGCGCTCTCAGCCTTCGGTTCGAAGTTCGGCGCTGACGTGGGTAAGAGCATCGAAAAAGATGCGATGCCGGCGTTGACGAACTCTCTCGGCAAGACGCTTGGTGGCGCACTGGGATCGGCAATTCCAGTGGTTGGTGCGCTCATCGGGCCGCTCATCGGCAAGCTCTTTGACTCGTTCGGCCCGTCGCAGGCAGAACTCGCTGGTCGCAAGGCTGAAGCCTCCTTCGAGGCTGGGTTCGGCGGCTTCCAAGGTATGATGGACAAGATCGGTGTGGCCTATGCCGATACCGGTCGCTCAGCAGCGCAAGCGCAGGCTGACGTGCAAGCGCTCTTCGCTGCTGAGAAGCAGGGACCAGATGCTGTCAAGGCGGCGCTCAATACGATCAATCAAGTCTTTGCTGATCAGAAGGCGAAGATCGACAACGACACGACGGCGATGGGCGCGCTCCTCAAAGAGGGCGCCACGCTTGGCATCACACTCCCACAGTCGATTCAAGATTCAATTCAGAAGCTGATCGACATGGGCAAAGTGACTGGCGATACGCAGTCACTCTTGTCTCAGCTGACCGGCGCACAGACCGTGAACTTCGGCACGATGCGCGACCTCGCCACGAAGTATGGCGCGGACTTGACGCAGCTCGGTCCAGCATTCGAGAAAGCGAAGATCGACGACACTGCTACGACGATCATCAACGACTTTGACACTCTGCAGCGCGGACTTGGAGATACTGATACTGC